ATAATATGAATAAATAAAATGTGACAGTATATGGTGTTTAATTTGAGTATGCTAACCCTCCCATACCACTCATAATACGTAACACGTTGTAGTTGGTAGCGTAGACACGAACCTTGGCAGTCTTGGTACCTTCAACGGTAGCATTTGAAAGCACAAGTTGAAGTGTTGCGTTATCAATTCTGGAGAAGTTGCATGTGCCACTTGGTTGATGCTCTTCAGGGCGAAGGGCAAAAGAGTAAACATTGATACCTTCATCAGGGTTGCGAGTGTGGGATTGGTAAGGTTGGACCCAAGAAAAGTAAGATCCTTCACGTTCAGAGAAGCGGTCTTGTCCATTGAGTTGAAGCTTGGCAACAACCACAGGGTTTTGTCCCCAACAATGCATGTCAAGAGAAGTTTCAGAAAGGACGAAAGTTCCGGCATCAGACACGGTGGAGTTGTTGTTGTGTCCAGTGTGGTTGACGTAGTATGGGTTTCCGTAGTTGTTAATAAGGGTTTGTGCACCGGTAAGTTGGTTGACATTGCTCAAACCAACACTTGCAAGTGCGTTTTGAAGGTTTTGGGAAGAATTAACTCCAACATTTGGTCCTCCAAGGTTTGGTTCGTTGTAGTAATCGTTAGGTCCGTGCCAGTATCCAGTAAAGTTATCAGGGATAGAAGCATCTAAAGCACCAGCATCTTCAAAGAGACCGTTGGCATCAATGTAGTTTCCAGCAGTAACTTCAGCAGGTCCTCCGAAGGCGTGGATGGCATTTGGAAGGGCATCAATGGCATCAGTGTAGTTAAATGGTTGAGCACCAAGAACCTTGAATAAAAGGGAGTCACAAAGTAAAGATGAACAGTAATCAACGTTTTGGTCAGGTTGGACGACCCAAATCAATTCCTTAACAGGGTGGTTGAAGTTGAGTTTAATCTTGTTAGAAGAACTTCCTACAGATTCATCACCAGTGAATTGAAGTTGAGAAATTAAGTATTCGTGAGGGTTTTGGGCAAAACGTCTTCGTTCATCGGTGTCGAGGAAAACATAGTCAACATAAAGGGATGCAGCAACCATAGATTGGTTGTATGCAATAGTTGCTGAAACTGTGGATCCAACAGACATTTGACTGGAGGTGGAACCGTTGTTGCAACTGAGGGAAGTAACCGCCCATAAACATTCATCAATTGGACGGATGTCAAGGTTGATTTTAACTTCGTGGTATTGAAGGGCAATAAGTGGAAGAGCTAAACCAGGGTTTGTGCAGAACCAAAATTGGAGTGGGATGTAAAGAGTGGTTTCAGGAAGGGCGTTTCTTGGAGCACACACTTGTCTAGGGGCAAGGGAGTCACAAGGTCCGTCAACATCAGCAAAAGAAGGATCAGTGATGAAGGTAAGTTGAGTGGTGTTTCCAATCATCTTGAAGTATCCTCGTTGTTGTTCAGAAGTCATTGTAAGTTGGTTCCAGATGTGCATCCAGTCACCATATTGACGGTCAATGCGTTGACCTCCAATTTCAACTTCAACTTGAGCAATGAGTTGTTCTCCAGGGAAATCTAACCAACGAGCATACACACTTCCTACACCAGTTGCTAGAGAAGTAGTATTTCCCATATATTGATTGATTTCAGGAAGAGTCACTTGAAGATAAGTGCGGTAAGCAAGGTCACCGTTTCTGCTGATGATACAGGTAACACGACGTCCGAAATCGGCTTGTCCGTTAAATGTTTGTTCAATTGATTCAATTGAAAAGTTAGTATATCGGCGATAAGTAACTTTCCAAAAAGTAATTTGTGGATTACCAGTAAGGTAAACATCTTGTGCTCCATAAGCAACTAACTGCATTAACCCACCTCCCATAATTTCGTTATACTATTGCTAAAGAAAAAAAATTTTGAAATTTACGCTTAATTAATTAATTAATTAAATAAGTTATCGTAAATAATTATTTAAAAATACGATTACTTTTAATAATTTAGTCCTGTAATAGATAAGAATAATTTTAATTTATATCATAAAATAAATATTCTATCTCAATATTATTATTTGTTTCATTAACAATCCAATAATTTAATAAATTTTTCAATATTTCTAAACGATTATCCCAATCGGATTTATTAATAACTTGCAATAATCCTCTTTTTTCAATAGTTCCCCAACAAGATTTTACCCTTTTTCCATTTTCATTAATATAACTGTCTGGATTAAAACGAATAAATATTATAGGTTTATTTCCTAAATCTCTAGATATTTCTTCCATTCTATCATTTTCATCATTATATAAATTATGTTGATTTTCATCTATTTCAATTATAATTACATTTTTCTCTAATTCTAAAAATAAATCCGGTCGTCTTTTACTGAAACCACCTTTAATCGGTTTATTAGAAATCCAATTCAAACCTTTAAAATTATTAAATATAAATTCATTTACTGACAATTCTTTGTTTCTATAATTACGAACAATTAAACTATCTGGAAACTCAGTTATAAAACAATTAAAACAATATCCATCATATTTTTTAGATGATAATGTTTTACAAAATTCTTTTTTACATAACGCACTACCTTCACACAAAATACATCTTTCTTTTCTTTCATTATGTTGACAATATTTTGAACCATTACATTCTTTACAATTCTCTCTTCTAAGTTTATGTTGACATATTTGATTTCCATTGCATTCTTTACAATAATTTTTTCGGTTATTATGAATACATATTTGACTTCCATTACATAATTTACAATCATATTTTCTGATATTATGAATGCAAATTGCAGAACCACCACATCCTAATTTACATCTTGTTTTTATTATTCCGTGTTTACAAAACATACTACCATTACATTTTCTGCACCAATATTTAATAATTCCACATTGACATATAGATGAACCATTGCATTCTTTGCAATTTGATTTTATTTTTCCGTGTTCACAAAAAGCATTACCTTTGCATAATTTACAAGAATATTTTCTTTTATTATGTTCAATACATTTATATTCAGTATATGATTTCTTTGGTACTGCTATACTCATTTTGATTTTAATTTTAAAATGAAAATGAAAATAAATTTCAATTTTAATTTCAATTACAATCCGTGCCAATGTTTTATATAAAACATTGTGTTTTCACTAGGAAAATCCCCATAAATTTCATTATTGGGCAGTGTATATGGAATTAAATTAAGTTTTTGACAAACATATGGAAACCCAATTTGGTCTTGGGTTGTGTATTTTAGTGTTTGTAAATACCACAAGTCCAAAAATTGTTGAACTTCATCATCATTATTGATAAAAGCAATAAAACACGTAATCCATACACCAAAATGCGGGGACATTGATTCAAAATCCTTAAAAAATAAATCTCTATATCCATCTTTATGATAAACCTTATATTGATTGTCTACATCTTGATATGGTTGAAATTGATTATTATAAAATGTTTTTGTATATCTATCAATGTGTGATGCTTTAACTTCATTGCTCAATATTCCATTTCTTTGTTCGTGATGCCAACCTATTATTTTTTCTTTATAAATATTGTTTAATATATATTCACTTGTTTTATCATATATAATTTCAATAGTTCCATCTATCCAAACAATAACATCATATTTTTTTAATATAGGAATATTATGAAATGATTGTTTATAATATTTTGCTATATTAAATGTTGTATTATTATTAAATAATGAATTAATATATGTATTATCGTCCAAAATACTTTTATTTAAAAAATGATATGGAGTTGTATCAATTATCCATCCATTATTAACAATATTTGAATTATTTGTAAAACAAATAAAATCTGTTTCTATTGTTTGTTGTTTAAAATTTTTACAAGTTGTTTCATAATTTCCATAAATTGCTGTAATAAAACATATTTTAGCCATTATAATATAAATAATAAAATAATATTCAATATTATTCAAAATTCTTTTTAAGAAATTTCATTAAATAAGAATCCAAAAATATTTCTTTTTTTCCTTCGTGTTTTTTTTGAAAAATATAAGAATCATTATTTTTCTTAATAGTCCAACCATCATTAATAGCGTTAAATAAAAACACCATTTTTTTCAATTTAATATTATCAATATTGTTAATATTAATATCATTATCAATAATTATATCCATATTAGTATTTTTAAAGAAAAGTATATTTTTCTTTAAACATAAAATAATATATTTTTCTTAAATAAACAATTAAAAATTAGACACAAAAATATATATTGCTCGAATGCCCTCTTTTAAAACAAAAACAACAAAAAAAATAAAAATAAATAAAAAATCAATTACAACATTAGATGGAAAACACGGGGAATTTTTAAATGAATTTAACAAAGATGAAACATATAAAATTCCAAAATTAAGAAAAGAATGCGAGGAATTGACTAAAAGATTAGAAATAAGTAAAGAACTAACAATAGAACAAATAATGGATATTAAAGATGAAATAAAAGATATAAAGGAAGAAATAAAGATTTTAAAATCGAAAAAAAAGAAATATTATTTAGACAATTCAAAATATATATTTGATTATTTCGAGAACAAGAAAAACATTTCAATAGGAGAGACAACGAAAAATAAGAATAAAATATTAGATAACTTTTTCAAGATTAATAAACCAGATAATAATATTATTGAAAATAAAAATAACAACATTTTTTCTAAATATTTAAGTAATATAGATGAATCTTTTATAGACATAAATTCATTTATGTATTCTACAGAAACGTGTAGTTCTTGTAATAAAGGTGAATTAATACCAATGGACGATGAGGGCGTTTTAATTTGTAATTTTTGTTTTAGAAATGTCCAGTATTTAATTGAAAATGAAAAACCTTCTTATAAAGAACCCCCTAAAGAAGTTTGTTTTTATGCTTACAAAAAAATAAATCATTTCAAGGAAATATTAGCTCAATTTCAAGGAAAAGAAACTACACAAATACCAATTGAAGTAATTGAAAATCTAAAACAACAAATAAAAAAGGAGAGAATTGAAATAAATAAAATGACATATTATAAAACAAAAGAATTATTGAAAAAGTTGTCATACAATAAATATTATGAACACATCAATTTCATCAAAGACAAATTAGGAATAAAACCACCAATTATAAGTCAAGAATTAGAAGAAACCTTATGTAATTTTTTTATGGAAATACAATATCCTTATGCCAAACATTGTCCGGATTATAGAGTAAATTTTCTTCATTATTATTATGTTTTATATAAACTTTTTGAATTATTAGATGAAACACATTATTTAATTGAAATACCAATGTTAAAAGATAGAGAGAAATTAATAGAACAAGATACTATTTGGAGAAAAATTTGTCAAGAATTGGATTGGGAGTTTATTGCAACTGTATAATTTACAAAAGGGCTTAAAGAACAATAGATTTATCTCTCTCTATTTTCAATTAGACACATTATTTATTGATTTATAAAAATAAGTCAATAAATAAACGGTTAACTATGTAATTGATTAAACTTATAGACCTCCTGGAAATCCGACTAAGTTGAGACCAATTCCTAAACCTGCACCAGAACGAGTAGAAACACCAATAGTAGGAATATAAGTATCTAAAATACAGAAGGTTGCAGCGGCTGTTAAGGCAATTAATACGATTTCTTCTAAATTCAATGAACGTTTAGGGATGGCATATGCAGCAATAGAAACCATTAAACCTTCTACAAGATACTTAATTACTCTTTTTACAAGTTCACCAATATCAAACATTCTTATAATAAATAAAAAGAAAAAAAAATAAATATATTATAAAATAAAAAACTTAAAATGAAATAATTATAATAATTATAAATGAGTAATTATAAAAAAAATATTGCTAAAACTAATAATTTTGAAAAGAAAACCGATAAAAACGGTAAAGTTAATAGTAAATATGTAGATTTATTGGAAGAAGATAAACCTATTGCAAATCAAAAATTTGTATGTGTATCGTTTGTTTCACCTGAAAAAATATTGAAAAGTAAAGAGATTTATTTTTTCCAAGAATTTTTAAAAAAATGGGATTTCAATAAAAGTATGGAAAAGATGGTACAATTCTTGAATTTTATTAGTTATAAATACAATCTAACATTTGATGATATTATGAAGGATTTTCAGGATTTTGTTAAGGAAGAACAAGAAACATTAAATAAATCAAGTTTAGAAGATGAATATAAAACATTTCTAGATAATAATGAAGACGAATTAGAGAAAAAATTTAATATTCATAACAACTTTCAAACTTCTATCAGAGGATTAAAGATTAGAGGTGTTTATCCAACAGTAGAAGAGGCAGAACTCAGGTGTAAAATGTTGAGAGAACTAGACCCAAATCACGATGTTTTCGTTGGACCTGTAGGATTATGGATGCCGTGGGATCCTGAAGCTTATAAAACAGGTCGTGTTGAATACATTGAAGAAGAATTGAACAAATTAATGCAAGAAAAAAATAAAAACGAAACTTTTGCAAGAGCCGCATTTGATGAAAGGGTTAAAGAAACAAAGAAAAAGGCTATTGAAGAAAATATTAAGAATGCTGAAAAAACCGGAAGTAGTTTAACACAAAATATTGACGAAGATGGAAATTTAATTGGAGTAAATAATATGAATACTCAAGTAAATAATTTTTCAAAGAACAATGATGAAATTACGGTTGCTGATATACGTAATGAATTATTTGAAGGTGATAATATTATTACTGGTAAAACGGATAATGGACAATCACAACTTCTAAGTGGACCATTTGCCAATATAAAATAAGCAGAATGAAATAATTTTATAATTTTAATTTTTTTAATTAAAATTATATTCTATAATAAAATATGAGCATTTTTAAAAGAAATAAAAAAATGAATAAATCTAAGAAAAACAAACATTTGATTAATAATAAAACACGTAAAAATAAAATACTTAAAGACAAAATTGTTGGAGAAATTCGTTTTTATGACAATCAAGATGATATTATTAAACAATTTCAAAAATCTAAAAAATATATTCATTCAATTAAAGTTTCTAATAGTCCTAATATAGAAGTGTTATATGGTGATAAAAAAGCATCATTGTATACAAATAAATTTTTGGAATTATATCCAAATAACAAATATGCTTTATATTTAAAAGAAAATTGTTACAAAGAAGTTGGAACCGATATTGGAATTACATATTCTGATATTAATGATTTAATTAAATGGTCTAATAATACAAATATACAAAAGAAAGTCGCCATTTTTGATTGGGACGGAACAATTTCTATTATTGAAGGTATAATTATTCCTTCAACTAGAGACATTGATGAAGATTTAAAAGAATATCAGGTTACTATTTCTGATATTGCTCTTTATTACGCTGGAACTCTAAATAGATTGAATAAACTGAGAGAAATGTTTAATCATTTAGATAAAAAAAATGTAGAAGTATATATTTTAACTAATAACCCAATTGCAACGTGTAATTGGCAGAAACATCAAAAATATGGTATAGGTCCAAAATCCAAATTAAACTTTTTAAAAATTGTAAAAGAATTTATTCCTCAAATTAAAGAAGAAAATATTTTGTGTGGATTTGATACAAATAATTTTAAACCCGACACTTTTTTTAATAATGAATATCTAAGACATTTATATTATGAAATCCAAAAATCACATATAACTTCACAATCTTCAGTTATCTAAATAAAATTAGTGAGAGAAAAGAAAAGTGTCTTTAAGTTGAAAATAATATATATTAAACCGTTCTTTTCTCTCACTAGAATATTTACCATTTAGATTTTTTAACGCTTATTTTAGGACCTTGTCCTCTTTTCTTTACATTGTTAGGGTCATATTTTTCATCTTCATCATCCGAATTTATTCCTTTTGATAATTCCCAGAATTCTTTACTTCCTAATTTGAAATCATTGTGGGCGTCTGCCTTGTACCAAAATACTTGTTCGTGTAATTTATTTGACTTTGCATTATTATTTATTACAAGACATTCATAATTTTCAGTACATTGGTCCATCACCTGGGAGAATGATTCAAATGTAGGAAACATTCCAGCATAATTCTCATAAATTCGTTTTCTATTTGCTATATATGGTTCTCTTAGTATAAAAACATAATCTATATTTGTTCTTAAAGTTGGTGGAATTCCCAAAGGATATTGCATTGTTATTATTAACATTATTTTCCAATGACGACCATTCATAAATAATAATCTCATCATTTTATCTCTCGTCCAGGCCCCATCATATAAACAATCATCTAATATTACAAACGCCCTCGGGTCTATTGTCGTTCTTTTATAAGTCTCTATTTCTTTTTTCATTTGTTTCAATACAGACTTTTGTCTTTTCAAAATATTCTCTATAATTGCTGTATTATATTCATTATGAATAAACAGTTTAGGCACCATTTTACCATAAAATCCATTACCTTCTTCAGTGCCTGCAACAACTACTCCGATAGGTATATCTTGCTGATAATATAATAAATCTCTCACTAAATACGATTTACCCGTGTCTCTTCTTCCAATTAATACAACTACTGGACCTTTTGATTCATTAGGTTTAAATGATATCGTTTTCATATCAAACTTTTTTAATTCAAGTGTCATTTTTATTATATATATGAGTTTTTTTATGATTTTTATTTACGCATTACATCTTTCAACATTTCAAATGCCGATTTTTACATCATAAAAAATAATTAAATGAATGTAAAATCAAGGGGCGTGTTTTTTTGATGTTTTTTAACGCCGATTTTCTTACTTAACCCTCTCTTTTTATTTAATTAAATATTTTTCATCTTTGCTAAAATTATTTTCACAATAAATAATGTTCCTCTGCTTCACACGTTATCCAGAAAAGTAAAGAAAATATACAAATAATTATTTATAAAAGGGTTTGGGTTTGGGTTTGGGTTTATAAATAATCGGCGGTTGAAATGTTAAAGGGTGTAAAAATACTTTATGTTGGTTTTAGTTGTTTAGGTTTGAATTTTAAACAATATAAAAACAATATATAAAACAACTTAAAGAAATACCAAATAAGTTAAAACTAAGTTATATTTATATTATACAAACTATTATTAATGTCTGGACAATTAAATGTTAATTATGAAAAAAGAAATAATTTAGAACTATTTAAAACTTTTAGAAACAACAAAGATTTATCATTATTAAAAGTTCAGAATTATATTCCAATTTATAATAATTTCTTTTCTTTTAATGAAACCAATTATAATGTCATAAATTTAAATAATAAATTTTATATAAGTAGTTTATTAAAACAAGTTGAAAATAGAGAGAATGTTTTTACCAGTATTTTAAAAAACACTGTAAATGAAACAACTTTAGAAAAAGAAATATTTATTAAATATGCACCATTAATTGACCCATTTAAATATTTAGTTGGAAAATATAATATTAATGATGATAAACTATTCAAATTACCCAAATTCAATTCAACCGATAAAGATGTTCACTATAAATTCATAGATAAAAATAATTCTTCATATATTGATAGTCTATTTTCATTTTTATCGAGTAAAATTATTCATAAATACAATTTTATACACGGAGTAGATTATTATGGGTCATTCTTAGCAATTAAATCAAATTATAAAGTCAATATTATTGATGACATAGAATATTTATGTAAATCTGATTATTTCAATAAATATAAAAATGTGGATTTTAAAGTTGACGATTTTAATTTTTTATTGGATAATGTTATTGATTCAAGAAAAAAACCAATCAAGATTGATAATGAAATATCATTATTTCCAGTTGAAACAATTGACGATAGTTTATTTGAAGACTTATTTGATACAAAATTAATAACTCTCGATGATTTAAAAAATAATTCATTGGAATTAATTGATGTTACAAATTCTAGTGATTTTTCATTAAAACAAGATAACAAAAGTACAACTATTAAATCGTCTTCTACGTGTTCTTCGAGGTCGTCCCATACAAGTGTTTCCGACGAATATCAAGAAGAAGAATTGGAAGAATTAGAAGAAAATTACGATGATGATGAAAATGTTGAAGATGAAGAAGATGGGGATGAAGATAGTGAAAATAGTGAAGATAGTGTTGACAAAATTAATGCAACAATCCCAAAATTCCCAGTAAATTTGATTTGTATGGAAAATTGCGAAAGCACTTTAGATGATTTAATTATCAATAATGAATTAAACAATGATGAATGGTTTTCCGCATTAATGCAGGTAATAATGATATTAATAACTTATCAAAAATGTTTTTCATTTACACATAATGACCTTCACACTAATAATATTATGTATAATAAAACCGAAAAAAAATATATATATTATCATTACAACAAGAAATATTATAAAGTTCCAACTTTTGGACGCATATTCAAAATAATTGACTTTGGTAGAAGCATTTATACATATAATGAAATTTTGTTTTGTAGTGATAGTTTTGAGCACGGTGGTGATGCTTCAACGCAATATAACTTTGAACCTTATTTCAATAATAAAAAACCAAGATTAGAACCGAATTATAGTTTTGATTTATGCCGTTTAGCTTGTTCAATATTTGATTATTTAATTGATGATTTAGATGACATAAAAGATTTGAATAGTTGTTCAAACATAATAAAATTAATAGTAGATTGGTGCACAGATGATAATAATATGAATATTTTATATAAAACAAATGGTGCTGAGAGATATCCAGAATTTAAATTATACAAAATGATTTCAAGATGCGTGCACAAACATACACCACACGCACAGTTGGAAAGAAAGGAATTTTCTAGTTATTTAGTAAAACGAAGCGATTTACCTAAAAAGTTTACATTAGTAAATGTGGATGAAATGCCGATTTTTACTATATAATAAATATTTATATATAATAAATCAAAAATGTCATACGGGTTTATAATTACACGTCACGTAAATTCAGACCTAACAAATCTTTACTGGAATAAATGTATAAAATGTATAAGAATGTTTTATCCAGAAGAAAAATTTAAGATTGTTGTGATAGATGACAATAGTAATTATGAATTTATAAAAGCAGAATTTGAATATAAAAATGTTGAATACGTTCAATCGGAATTTCCAAAACGAGGTGAATTATTACCATATTATTATTTTTATAAAAATCATTATTTTGATAATGCGGTAATATTACACGATAGCGTTTTTTTTCATAAGAAAATAATGTTTGAAAAAATCAAATTGCCCGTAATTCCATTATGGCATTTTGATTATGAGAAAGATGAAAATATCGCAAATTCTTTAAGAATAACTAAACATTTAAATAATAATAATAATATAATTGAATGTTTATTAATTGAAAAAAAATATAAAAACACATTTTCATTTATGAGGTTAAATGAAAATATAAAATGGAATGGTTGTTTTGGTGTGCAAACATTTATTAACCATAATTTTTTATCTATTGTTCAAAAAAAATATAATTTTATAAATTTGCTGAATGTAGTACATAATCGTAGCGATAGATGTTGTTTAGAAAGAGTAATGGGTATAATATTTAACTTAGAATGTCCGGAATTAATAAAAGTAAATTCAATTATGGGGGTTATTTCAAAATCATTAAAATGGGGGTATACTTATAAAGAATATATGGATGATTTAAATAAATACAAAAAATCAAAACATTCACTTGTTAAAGTATGGACTGGAAGATAAATTTTAGAATGGAGGATTATCTGTAAATACTGATGGATTAGAAATATTCCCTCCTTGTTGAATAACAGGTTTTAATTGTTCAATAACAAAGTGCCCTACAATAACACTGAAATAAACTAATAAGGAATCTCTTATTAAAAATTTTAATGGTTTGTTCTCTTTATCAACAACACGCATTTCAATGAATTTAATTATAAAAAAAATAATAGATATAAATGTCGAGATAACGAAAATATTATTCATTTTATATATTTTATCTTAGAACAAAGATTTGTTTTATTTTACGCATTATTCTAAAACTTCAATTTCATTTAATAATAAATCATCATTTAAATTTAAAGAAGGAAATTCAATATTATGAATATCTAAATTATCTAATCTTACATCTTCGTGTGTTATGCCAATTTTTTCAACTGTTTCATTATCGTCATCTGTATAATCATCAAAAGTTATTGAGTTTCTTTCCTGATTGTCGTTATTTAAAACTGGAAATTCATCATTGATTTCTTCCTTAATATAATTATTAGAAATAATATCACTTTCTAATCTTGGTATAGGTTTTATTTCTTTTATTATATGTGGTTTTTCATCAACTATGTCACGTTTATTTTCTTCATTAGTCTCATCTACATCTACAACCTCCTCCTTGATTTCTTCAACAACATCTTCTTCCACTGTTTCATCCATATAAGCCTTCAATATATTTTCAACGGGAATGCTTTCTCTAATAGTATTTAATATACATTCCTGAACGTTAATCTCAAGTTCTCTATGATTTTTTTGAATATTCAATGGAGAGATGCCAATTTCAAATAAATATACATTTTTATATATTTTTCTAGCAATGTTTACATAAACTTTGTGAATAAATTCATCTAATTTTGGAATATTAATATCTATTTTTTTCTGTTTTTTACCAACGCGTATAGCAGTTAATAACTTTAGTTGAATTATATGCACACACGTAATCAACTCTTCTAAATAATTACATCCACTCTTTTCAATAATTCTTAAACGTTCATTTTCAATAATATTTGCATTCCATTTTGGAATTCTACTAATAAAGTTCTGAAACGTCATTAAATATTTATCCATTTCATCATTTGATTTGCATAAATTTATTGCCTCTTTAAATATAGAATTCAATCCTTCTATCAATAAAGGCGTTAAAATAGTAATCAATCTAGCAGACCACTCATTTTTACTTTCGTGAAGAGAACTTATATTAAAATCATCCATATTACATAAAACTTATATTTTCTAAACTGTAATTTAAACTTAAATATAAAAAATTTAATATAAACATTATTAAAATTTTTTCATTTCTTAATTCTTTTCTTACTTTATTAAAACCAAATAATAATTCATATCTTTTCTCATCTGTTAAATTCGTAAATAATAGGTTATTTTCTATTAATTGTATTATATCTAGACCACTATAACCCTTCTCATATATTTTTTCTGAAAATAATATTAATTTATCATAAATATTATCTATGGTATTTAAATTAAAGTTTTTATTTAATTCTTTTTTTAACCATTCTACTCGTTGATTTTTTATTTCTTTGTGTTTAAATGTTTTATTTAAATTATAATTATATAAATTCACATTTATACCATTATAAATAGGTTCAGAAACATATATTTCACAAAATCGCGAGAGAATTGGTTTTAATAACTTATACTTATCATCAACAATTATAAAGAATCTAGTATTATGACTAAACAATTCTATACATCTTCTTAATGCGGATTGTGCGTCAATTGTTAATTTGTCAGCATTTAACAGAATAATACTCTTAAAAATATCTCCACCATTTGAATTTATATGTGTTTTAGCAAAAAACTTCAACTCATCTCTAATAAATTTAATACCTTTGCCGTGTGCACAATTTACATACATAACAAACGTTTTAATTTTCAATCTATCATTATTATAAATTAAATTTATAAAATTATTAACAATCGTTTTCTTACCACTTCCAGTTGGACCGTGAAATATTATATTTGGAATTTTATGAATTTCGTGAAAGTAATTTAGTTTTTCCATTATTAATGAATGTATTTTTAATGTTGTCATTTTTATATATTTTATAAATTATATATTAATTTTTTAAGCGAATATATAATTATATTCATTTTTATATTTTATTTATTTTCATACATAATAATTTAAAGATTTAGGACAAAAATATATATATATGTCAGATACAAATCAAAATATTAATTCTGTAGAAAATAATGTCCTTACTATAAAAACCGTACAAATTGCTCCTTTTAGGACGTTGATGACAGCTTTAAAAGATATTTTATTAGAAACTAATATTACATTTCAACCTGACGGAATACGAATTATAAATATGGATAAAAGTCACACCATTTTAGCACACTTATTTTTAGCTTCTCAAAATTTTGAATTTTACGAATGTAAAAAAGAAAAAATTATTATTGGTGTAAATATGTATCATTTATTTAAATTAATTAATTCAATTGATAATGATGATACTTTAACTATTTATATAGAGAATTCTGATTATATTGATGGAATCGTTTCCCATTTGGCATTAAAATATGAAAATGGTGAAATTAAGCAATGTAAAACTCAAAAACTAAGATTAATTGAACCAGAACAAGAAGAATTAGAATATCCAGATGTAAAATTTTCATCAGTCATAAATTTGCCATCTACTGATTTTCAAAAAATTATTCGTGATTTGTCGTGTATTTCAGATAAATTAGAAATTAAATCAGTTGGAAATGAATTAATATTCAAATGTTCTGGTCAATTCGCATCAGCAGAAATACATCGCGCTGAATCTGATGGAAGTATGGGTTTTATACTAAAACAAGATTCTTCTAAAGTAATTCAAGGTGAGTTTTCATTGAAAAACTTAGGTTATTTTATTAAATGCACAAATTTATGTTCTCAAATTGAAGTATATTTAGAAAATGATTTACCGCTTGTTGTTAAATATAATGTTGCGAGTTTGGGAGAGATAAAACTTTGTTTAGCACCATTGCCACTATCATAATTGGTATAATCGAATAATTAATTATAATTATAAATATTATATAATATGAATTTTTTAAATAACGTTTTTAAGACTGAGAAAAAAATTTATTTAAGTTATAGTGATTATAATAATAGAAGAAATCTTGTATGTAGTAATAACAATTATGTTAATCAACCAAATATTACTGGTCCTAATGGATTTGATGGACCTACTGGTCCGTGGGGTTATCCAGGTGTTTCTGGAATGATGGGACCAATGGGACCCACTGGTCACTGTTGTACGGGTTATACAGGAGCAACAGGGACTATTGGAAAAATTGGTCTAGCTAATAATTTTGCAGGACCAATAGGGTGTACCGGATACATAGGACCAATAGGGTGTACTGGATACATAGGACCAATAGGGTGTACTGGATACATAGGACCAATCGGGTGTACTGGTACAACTGGTATAAATGGTAATTTAAACGTTACTGGTGGCACTGGAATAAATTTTTCACCAACAAATAATTATAGTTTTTCGCTTTCTTCATACAATAGTATTTCAAATACTAATGTAAATGAAAATACTATTTTAAGTTGGAGTATTGATAAATATGGTAGAAGTTCTGTTACAACAATTAATCCTAATGCAAATACAGGACTTTTGTCATTCAATCCAACAACATCTGATAATACTTTTACAGACAATGATGGTGCACAATATAAGACTTTTGTTGTTACCCAAACACCAACTACTATGACTGTTCTAAGTAATTTATATGTAAGTATGTGTTTAGTTGGTGGTGGTGGTGGAGGTGCAAATTCATCTGTTTCACATTGTTCTGGTGCTGGTGCAGGTGAATTGATGTTTGTAAATAATTATTTACTCTCTAGTGGAACATATACTATAACCATTGGTTCTGGAGGAACTGGTGCAACTGCTGCAGAATCCCCGGGTTCTAATGGAAATCCGACAAATATTAAGAATTCATCTAGTATAACACTGTTTCAATCTGCAGGAGGTGCAGGAGCAGTTGTTTCTACTAATGGAGTTGATGGAATTCAGGGTTCAATTTATAATTTTCCAACATATTCAAGCATAGAATTAGGAACATCATCTGCTAGTGGTGGTGGAAGTAGTTCATCTTCTGCTTATAATGGAGGTACAGCAATAACATCAAATTATTCAAATGTTATTGTTCCATATCTAAATATAAATCCACCTCAAGTGTGGAGTTATGGGTCAAATGGTGGAAATAGTCATTATGACATTAACAACAATTCAGGCGGAGGTGGTGGAGGTGCTGGAGGTGTTGGTTTTAGTCCTATAGATAAATATGGTGGAACTGGTGGAGTAGGATTAAAAATTTATTTTGATAATACGGGTGGTAGGCCATTATGTGGTGGTTCTGCTGGAACTGGTGATTACACAGATAAAAATAATAATGACACAACTTATGGTGCTGGTAAAAGTGAGTATTATGATGATAGTAATGGGGCTACTTCGGCAAGTAATAATACTGGTTCAGGGGGGGGGTCGTCACAAACTAATAATGGAGGTGGAAACGGTGGAAGTGGATTATTTATGATTAGATATCAAATTAATTAATTAATTAAAAACTAATTAAAAACTTATATATTAATATATTATGTCAGTATATTTAAATACAAATTGTAGTCAAATTCCGACTGTATATAAAATTCCAACTTTAAGGGGACAACGCGGAGCAATTGGACCACAGGGAACTACGGGAAACACGGGAGCAACTGGTTATACAGGAGCAACTGGAAGAAGTTGTAGAGGACCCACAGGTCCACAGGGTCCTCAAGGAAATACTGGAAACACCGGTTCTATGGGACCTACTGGTGCAACTGGTTCTATGGGACCTACTGGTGCAACTGGTTCTATGGGACCTACTGGTGCAACTGGTGAAACTGGTGAAACTGGACCAACTGGGTTTACTGGACCAACCGGACAATTAATTTATCCAACGGGAGCAACTGGTTTAACATCAGGGTACGATTTATCATCAGACCAAATTGTGTTATCCTTAGATACATTAACAGGCGCTACTGGAAAATACACCATATATCCTAGTTATAATTATAATATAAACATTGATGCTTTTGGAAGAAGTATTATTAATTTAGGTGATATTTCATTGAATGTAATTACGCCTGTTGATACAAATGTAAATTATACTTCGAGTAGTTTTACAAATACTTTTAGTGGAATAAGTTATTATTATTATGACGTGTATCTAAATAGTGGTGCAACAGACGTTTCTGGTTCAATTGTATTTTATGCCGGGTCAAAAGGAAATATTGACATTCTTTTAATTGGGGGTGGTGGTGGTGGTGCGATGGATTCCACAAATGCCGCGTCTGGTGCTGGAGCAGGTGAAGTAATGTTCTTGAATAATTTTCCATTACAACAAGGATATTATAATTTTAGTATAGGAAATGGTGGAGCAGGTGCTTCTTCAATCAACGGAAATGGTTCGGATGGAAATTATACGTCTATATTTTATAACAAATTAGTACCGCCATCTATAACTTCTTATTTGGACGCATCATATGCAGCAGCAGGAGGTATAGGTGGTGTATATAATTCTACAGGAACTGATGGATCACTAGGAATTATAAGCATTCCAAACATTAGTAAAAATAGTCAAACCTCGTCTGGAAGTGGAGGTGCTGGAATAAGTGGCGCTACAATAGGTGGAACTGCTTTAAACATTGATTATTCAACAGCATTAACACCTTTTATAAATTTTACTCTTTCACCTACAATATGGAGTTACGCAAATTCTGGTGGAGCAGGTCATTACCACAGTAGTGGTGGTGGAAATGCGGGTGGTGGTGGTGGGGGAGCAGGCGGTGCAGGTGGTATTGGAACTTACATCTCAAGTTCAGGAAACGGGGGAACTGGTGGAACCGGATTATATATTTACTATACAAGTATAACAAGTTGTTTAAATAATCCTGATGGCGTTGCAGGTGGTTCATCTGGTCTTAGTGATGGGACAGTCCCAGTAAGTGGGTTTGGTGCAGGTGTATCAAATAATTCTGGGTTAGGTGGTGATGGTACACAAGGCACTGGGTCTGGGGGTGGTTCGGGTAAAACTGGTGGAGGAAGTGGAGGTTCAGGTAGAGTTGTTATAAGATATATAAAATATTAATAAAATAAATAATTAAATATATAAATATAACAAAATATTTATATATTATGCAAACTACAATAGTATCGTGTTTTTTATCTAATACTAATTTTCGAAAAGACCGAAATACAAAAAAGTATATTGAATATGGAATAAATTTATTGGTGACAGATATACCAAAAATAGTTTTTCTGGATGATAATGTGATAAATATATTGATTAATGATTATAAATATCAACAAAATGAATACACTCATATTATAATTATTAAGACTGAAGACTTGTATTTGTACAATTATAAGGACAAAATTACAAAATTCAACATAATAACAGATTTTCCAGATAAAGATACAATGGATTATATGTTATTAATTTGTAATAAAACTGAATTTATAAAAAGAGCAATAATAATAAATAAATTTAATACAGAACATTTTATTTGGGTAGATTTTGGAATAAATCATATATTCAAATGTTCTGTTGAAAATTTTCATAAAAAACTTGAAAATATGGCAAATAAAGAATATGACAAAATCCGTATAGGTTCAATAGTAAACACACATTGCAATAAAAAAAATCTGGACATTTATAGAAAAGTATGTTGGGTTTTTGCTGGTGGGGTGTTTGGTGGAAATAAAGATTATTTATTAGAATTTGCAGAATTAACAAAATGTAAATGTTTAGAAATAATAGAAAAGAAGGGCACAATAATGTGGGAAGTAAATATTTGGTATTTAGTATTTACCGATAATAAAGAGTTGTTTTCTCCTTATTATTGCGACCATAATGAAACATTAATTACAAATTACTAATAAATAATTTTACTATCAATATATGACTTATTATAAACTGCAATTTTTGTAGTTCTATCCCAAACACTATAAGGAACAATAACTCGACTATCCTCAACTATTAAACCAACAGAATATTCTATAGGTTCGCCTTCAAATTTAAAAGGCGCTGAATATCTTAATAATTTCATATTGTTATCAAATACAACAAATAAATGGTAATAATGTCTAGGTGATTCGTAAGAAACCAAATGAACAATAAACCAAATTTCATCTTTATAATTAAAACCACACGTCGATCCGCGAATATTTTTGAATAAACGAGGCATTTCTTCAGTTCTAATCAAGTCAAGAGTGTGATTGTCCCCTTCAACATTATGATTAATTTTACAAAGTTGAAGTGGGTTCCACCCATAAATTATTAATGTTTCATTATTAACATTTGCATAAACCCAATTTTTTTCACAGTTTGATTTATTGAAGGTTGGTTTTATTTCATATGGAACCAAACTTTCAGAATCTTTATTGTAATCACCATAACATATACCAATGTGTCCATTTTTATGCAAACCAGTTCCAATAAATTTAATTTTATTATTGTCATTGAAAATTTTAACATCTTCAATTCCAATATATCTTCTATTGTCAAAATCACTATTGAATAACTTTTCTTCAACAATCATAAATTCTTTCGTCAATTCAATATACCGATTCAATGTAATAATATGGTCATCACAATTGTGGTAATATCCGCCATTATCAATTGTATAATTTACCAAACGCATATTCATAAGATAACCGTCATTGTGTGGAATAATACAACTGGATGATGAATTAAAATTGCGGTCTTCTTTATTACCAATTGTGTAATTAATTGACAAATTCATATTTAAATTAAATATTGGTTTCAATACATCTTTATAAAATTTCATATTTGATGATGTATTTCTAATAAGACTATCATCATAACAATTATTAAATATAGTAATTAATTGGTCGTTAATATTTTTTATACCTAAATAGCAAGAAATAATAGAATATTCATATTCTAATTTGTATGTATAGATATCGTTAGACAAAAATAGATATTCATCTTTATTTGTTGCTTTTGACAAAGATTCTTTGGCCATTTTATAAAAAGCAAGAGCTGTGTGACATTTATTAATAATTCTATAATGTTCAATAATTAAATATAAATTTTCAATACGATTTGGTAAAACATTATATGCTTCAATCCAATAAAAGATTGCTTGGTCTATTTTATTCATTTTTTTATAACATATACCAATTCTATAATAACTATACCAAATTTCTTGTATCCATCCTCCGAGATAAATTCTTTTTTTATACATATCAATTGCTAATTCGTGGTGTCCGTTGTCGTGATATGTATTTGCAAGATAAAAGTGATATCTATCATTTTTCGGTTCATCTTCAATACCTTTAATAAGTAAATCTCTATCTCTCTCATACTTGTTTGATTTAGAACCGCCATCACCAATATCATTAATAAATATTAAATTTTTATCAAAACTCGCGGATTTGTTATTTTGGGGTGTAGAAACATATTCATGTGTAACGCCAACATAATTATAAAGACCATTATTTCGTATAATTCTTTGATTAGGATAATAGAAACTAAGAGAACCTTGTAAAATAGTGTAACTATCATAAACTAACAAATTTTTATTGAATCCAGGTTTAATTTCTAATATCATATCAGCATCCATTAATAATACATAATCAGTAAGACCCACGCATTTTTTCAAAGAAACATTTCTATTATGCGCGAAATTTACGAATTGTTCATCAAAAATAATTCCATTAATATTTTTCTTATCAAAAAAGTTTTTAATAATTTCTTTAGTATTATCGGTAGAACCTGTATCACAAATACAATAGAAATCTATAATTGGTGATACTGATTCTAATAATCGTTCAATTATTCTGCCTTCGTTTTTAACAATCATATTTAAACAAAGGGTAGGTTCTTTTTTTTCACTAATATTTATTTCCATAATGATTAAATAATATATAATATTAATTTTTAAGTTATTTATAAAGTAATTTATATAATTATATATATACTATGGCTCAAACTAGATTTAATGATGACCCGTGTAGGATATCAAAAAAGTTACAACAAATGACAGACCAAGGTAGATATGTTTTAAATGTTCCCGGAATTGGTGAAAGACCATCATTTGTTGAAGACCCACAAATTATTTTACAAAAATGGGGTGGAAATTTAAGAACAAATCCGGTAAATTTAGAAAGTAATTTGTTTGGTGTAAATAAACCATTGAGTAGAGATTGTTTAGGAAAGGATGAATATAATAACCGAGAATTCAAGGTAGTAACGAATGAAGTAAAATACCCAAATAATACAAATTTATATACTGAACAATCTAGAACAATAATGCCGGCGTGGACTTGTCGCGATAGTGAACAAGTGAATTGGTATATATTGCCATTAAACCCACAAGAAAATACTTGTATGTCTTTTCAAAATAATATAAGTACTCGAATTTTAGAAAAAGATAATTTTTTATGTAAAAGACCTTTTAATCTTTAGAAAATGTTATTGAGGTATGAAGCTAAATAAAAATATAATACTCTATATATAATATAATGGAAATAGCTATTCCTTTTATAGCATTAGCAGGGGCATATGTAATATCTAATCAACAAAATAATAGCAATAGTGTTAAAAATCAAAAAAAAAATTTAGAAAGGGGATTAAAAATTATACAAAAAGAGGAATTTACAAATATGGGAAATAGAAATCAATTAACAAACACAGACATTCCTCCACAAAATTTTCCAATTACTAATTTAAATGAATTAAAAGATACAGTACAAAATTATCAAAATCCAAATACAGCAACAGATAAATATTTCGACCAGAATTTATATGAAAAGAGTGAAGTTAGTGGTAAAAAAGTTTCAAACAATATTCAAGAAATATATTCTCTCACTGGAAATTATTTAGATAGTAAAGAATTTAAGCATAATAATATGGTTCCTTTTTATGGTGGTAAATTTAAAGGAGACACATATGGTGTTAATATGGCAGAAACAATATTAGATAATATGGCTGGAACGGGTTCTCAAGTTATAAAGAAAATAGAACAGGCGCCTTTATTTAAACCACAAAGTGATATGCAGTGGTCTAACGGGGCTCCAAATATGAGTGACTTTTATCAATCGAGAGTTAATCCAGCTATGAATAATGCAATGGTAAAACCATTTGAATCAGAATATGTTGGTCCAGGTTTAGGTATGGGATATACAACAAACGGAAGTGGTGGTTATAATTCAGGTATGGAAGCAAGAGATAGTTGGTTACCCAAAACAGTGGATGAGTTACGTGTTTCTACAAACCCCAAAATGGAATATTCTTTAGAAAACCATCAAGGACCATCTTATTCGCACGTTCAAAATTTAGGAATATTGGGTAAAGTAGAGAAATACCATCCAGACACTTTTTTTGTAAATTCTCAAGATAGATGGTTGACAACTACAGGACAAGAAAAAGGTCAAGCATTAAGACCAATTGAAGAGGTTCATAGCACTTCTAGAACAAATAGTTCTCAACCTTATGCAGGTGTTGCTGGTGCAGCTGAAAAAACCGCAAATTACGTAAATGGTGTTTATACTGAACCAAAAAGAGTTGTTTTACCTTCGTGCGATGTTCCAGCATCATATGGTTCAGGAAGAGGAAATAATAATAGCGAAAATATAAATAGTTATACAAATTATAAAAATCACCGTTCTTCTACAAATCAACCAGACACTTATGGAAGTATGTTTAAAGGAACTATTGGTGCTATACTAAATCCAATTATTAATGCGATAAGACCTACGAGGAAAGAAGAATACACCTCAAATATTCGTGTTTATGGGGATGTTTCAAGCACAGTTCAACAGAACTATGTATTAAACCCAAATGATGTTCCAACTACAACAATAAAAGAGACAACAATATATCAACCAGACTCTTATATAAACAATCAATCGAGTGTAGGTCACGTCTTACACAATCAACAAGCAATAAATAATCAGAGGGATACTACAACGTGTAGTTATATTGGGAATGTTGGTGGAAATGGTGCTGTAAATCAAGGAGAAGTAATTGTTGATGCGGCTTACAGACAATATAATAATGAACTTAAAGAACCAACACAAAAAAGTTATACAAATCACGGGTCTAACCAAATATTTAACCAAACGGTAAATATGAATATTTCTAAAATCGATAGTGATAGAGACAATCCTAGAATGTGGGTTCCAAATGCGGCAACCATAGGGCAAATACCATTAAGTAAGGATGCATTTACACCGGTTAGAAGCAAACAACAATATGATGAAAATAAAATTGGATGTGAAAGAATACAACCGGATTTATTGAATGCATTTAGGTCCAATCCTTATACCCATTCACTAACAAATAGTGTATAATAAAACAACAAAACATTATTCATTACTATCTTTATTAAATTGAAGATAGAGAGAGATAAAATTCTTCTTTAAGTAGGTTTATAATATATATTAGCATTCTCTTTCTCTCACCGAATTAATTGATTGATTTTAAAATTATATAAAAACATTTCAAAATACAAATATAAAAAAATTAAAAGATTTATAATATGAGAATTATTGTAAAAGATTATCCAAAATGTTATAATACATTGAATAAATGGTTAGATAATATTTCTCCAAAAAGGAGAGAAATATATGAAATAATAAAACCAATTTTATGTGATGTTTCATTAAGAGATGGATTGCAAGGAATTAAACCAGAAGATATGCAGAGGTTTACAACAATTGAAAAAACCAAAATTTATCATAAAATATTGTTTAATCATAAACCAAATAAAATGGAAATCGGTTCAATTGTAAACCCTAGACTTTTACCGATTTTTTCAGACACAATTGAATTGTTAAATATAATAAATAAAGAAAAAGAAAAAGAAAAAGAATGCGACGAAACAAAATTATATATACTCACTCCAAATGATAGAAATTTATATCACGCAAAAAATAATAATGTTGTAAATTATTCATTTATAACTTCGGTTTCGAATAGTTTTCAAAGAAAAAATACAAACAAAAACATTATTGAAACAAAAGGCGAGATTAATAAGATGTGTTCAACAGTAAAAGATGTTTTAGACAAAAAAATAAAATTGTATATTTCGTGTATAAATAAATGTCCTATAGAGGGTATTATAGACAACAATTTAATTATTTATGAAATTTTATATTACAATAATATTGAATGTATTGATGAAATTTGTCTTTCTGACACTTGTGGTACATTGAAATTTGAGGATTATAAATATATTTTAGACAATTGTTTGGATAATAGAGTAAATAATCATAAATTATCTTTACATTTACATTGCGATGAAAGTAATATAGATGATATTAAAAAAATATTTAATTATTCCTTAAATAATATGATAAATAAATTCGATGTTTCATATTTGAATACAGGAGGTTGCACGATGACTATGAACCACAATGATTTACACAATAATTTGTCTTATGAATTATATTATAAACTTTTGACAGAATATATTGAACACCAAGACGAAAAATAATTAATAAATAAAAATAATATAAAAATGTTTTAATATTATTATTAAAAAATGAATAAAGAAATAGATGAAAATAATGTAGATGACAATGAAAATATAAATCTTTGTATTGATAATATTAAAAAACTTTTTTTATTGTATAAACACAATTCTTACATTAAAAGTAGAATAAATTATCATATTACAAATATTTTACCAAACTCGCTCAATAATGAAAATAAATTAAAACAAAAAAGAAGTTTGAGATTTGATTATTTAACAAACGAGCAAAATCAATTTATTCAGTTTTTTTTAAGTGAAAACAAATACTATTATCTACAATCTAGTAATTATTTTTATTATTATGACAATCTAACATATTCCATTGTTAAAGAAGATATTATTTTACATAAATTATTAAGTTCAATCTCAAAAGATAGAAAATTGATGGATTGGAAGTATAGAACAAAAATTAATATTATAAAACAAATTAAAAATAGAAATTTATTAAAAAGCATTCCTGAAACCGAAACTATACAAAACGTATTGAACTTATTATATCCATTATTATTTCAAGATAAAAAACAAGTAAAATACTTCTTAACAATTATTGGAGATAATATTCTTAAAAAAAATAATAATTTTATTTATTTAGTTAAACCCAAAACAAATAAATTGTTATCTGAATTAAATTCTATTTCTTATATAAAAACCGGGTTTTCTAATATTACACATAATTTTGTAACAAAATTTAATCAAAAGTATAATTATGAAAATTGTAGATTGTTAAAAATGAATAATAATATTCAAATTGATAATTGGAAAAATATTATGAATTTATATGGAATCGATATAATTTGTGTTGCAGCACATTATTCAAAAAGATTTGAAAATTCTGAAAATTATATTCAAACAATTATAAATAATGAAAAAATATATAATTATACATTATTTTTAATAAATAATAATCAAAATGACATTTTTGTCAAATTCTGTAATCATTCAATACAACAAAATGATAATGTAGACAATAATGAAAAGTCCAAAATATATATTACTTGGAAAAATATGCATTATATATGGAAATTATTTATTTCCCATTTCTCTCTTCCTAGTACAATTTTATTAACTACTCTCAAGACTTTATTAAAAGAAAAATATGAATATGATGAAAATACAGACACATTTTATAATGTAACAAGTCAATATCTTCCGTGTGTTAGTGATTTTATTCTTTTTTGGGAAAAAACAATTATTATTAATAATATGAGTAGTCCAAACAATGATTTTGAACAAGAAATCGAAATTGATGAAATATGTTATCTATTCAAAAAATGGACACAAGATAACCATCTTATTACTATATCAAATGGTAATATTTATGAGAATGATGTTATCAAAATTTTAAAACACTTCTTTTCTTCAATAAAAGTTGTTGATAATAAATATATTATTGGAGTATATTCAAATATGTGGAATAAAAATGTCGATATTAATAATTCACTGATTCTTCTCAAAGAATATTACAATAATAAAAATAATGGACACATTCATTTTGATGATGCATACGATTTTTACTGTAAGTTTTGTAATAAAAATAAAAATAATATCAAATTTATTATAAGCAAAAGATATTTTGAAAAGTATTTGTATTTGAACATATCTAATTATATAACTCACGACAACTTCATTTCTTCTGAATGGTATAAACAAAAATAAGTTTTATAATAAATTAGGATAAAATTAAACTTTTAGATAATTAAAATACTTTTTTGTAAATGTAATATATAGAAAATGGAAAATGGACGAATGATGTTGTTACATTCTTTAATAATTGGTGTTTTATTATACATCCTTATGTTTTTTATACTTGGTCAAAGACAAATTGTTACTGAA